GGATCATCGACCGCGTGGGCTGGGTGTCGAGTGAGCAGAGCAAGCGGCTGCTCTTGGGCAACCTGTCGAGAGCGGTGCAGCAGGGGGAAATCATCGTTCCCTGCACTGGAACGATGGACGAAATGCTGGCCTATGTGCTGGACGGCAACGGTCGGGTGATCCCCGGTCGGCTTCGGGACGAGAGTACGGGTGCGCGTGAGAACCACGGCGACCGGGTCATTGCATTGGCACTGGCATGGATGGCGTTGGACGATGCCCCTGTTCCCGGGCAGCAGGAGGAGCAGTACGCTCCCGGGACTGCCGGAGACATCTTCCGCCATTGGGAGGTCAATCGATGATTGCCAACGTCAAGCGGGTCAAGGACTGGATCGACGAGAACGGTGAACGCGCCCTGTTCGCTGATGGGCTTGACGATGCCGTGGTCGGCCTGACGAGGGACATGAAGAGCGGCGAGTACCGGGTGGTGTATGACATCAACCGCGTCCTGAACATCCTGCAAAATGATCAGGGAATGGATTATGACGAGGCAGTTGAGCATCTTGAACATAACATCGTCGGATCGCACCTTGGCGACCTGACCCCTGTCTGGATGTTCCTGCCCGAATGCGGAGAAGCCTAATGGCACGAAAGCGTGGACCCAATCTCTCTGTCGGTCGTGGCGAGAAACTCCCTGTGTCGAAGGGCGCGGGACTGACTGCCAAGGGACGGGCGAAGTACAACCGATCTACAGGCAGCAACCTTCAGGCTCCGACGAAGGACAAGAACAACCCGCGTCACAAGTCGTTCTGCGCACGAAGCAGTTCGTGGAAGGGTGACCGTGGCAAGGCCGCTCGTGCAAGGTGGGGGTGCTGAACATGGCAAAGAACTCATTGGTCGGAAATATCAACAAGCGTAAGCGTCTTGGGATCTCGCGCCCCAAGTCGAAGTCAACCGTCAGCGCGAAGTCGTTTGCCGCCATGAAGCGCGGCTGGAAGAAGTGACCATGAAGAAGGCGATGAAGAAGGAGACCTACAAGTCTCCTATGGCAAAGAAGAAGCACGAGTCGAACGAGTCCAAGCGCATGAAGATGCGTGAGCGGATGAAGGGCGGTCGTTCCTAATGCCCAAGGTAGGCAAGAAGGAATTCCCGTACACGGCCAAGGGCAAGGCTGCGGCCAAGACCTACGCGAAGAAGACCGGGAAGAAGATGTCCAAGGCGAAGGGATACTGATGTTCATTCGCGTCCGTGGCAGTTGGTATCCCCACGACAGCATCGATGCCATCGTGGAGGTCGGCGGACGCTTGCGTGTCGATCTGTGCAATGGTGTCAAGATCGACCTTGACCCCATTGAATCGGAGAAGGTTCTCAAGCAGTTGGGCAAGGCTGTCGATGCTCCTGCTGAACCTGTGATCCCTACCGCACTCCTCCAGCGGATCAACTTCCTTGAGACGCAGGTGATGTCGATGAAGGCCCAGTTGGTCGGATTCGACCTCGCGAAGCCAAAGGCACGGATGAAGACCAATGCTTGATTTCTCAAACATTTCCCGGATCCGCGACGAGATCGACCGGGCAGAGTGGTTCCGCGACCAGCACATGTTCACTCCCAACGAGTGCCGTGAATGGTTCTGCGGTCAGGGCTACCGTGAGGGGTACGGTGTGAACCATCCGGAGAACGCAGTCCATGCGTACGTCTCGATGGTGCTGCCGCGAATCGTGCATGACAATCCGAAGGTCCGCGTGACGAGCGCGAGGCCGATGGTCCAGAAGACAGCCTGCGTTGCGATGCGGTCTGCTCTGAACCGATGGTGCAAGATGACGCGGCTCCGGGGGACTATCGAACGGATCGCCACCGACATGCTCCTTGGTTGGGGCATCGGGCTGACGGTCAACGAGCCGAAGGGCGCGGAACGCCAGTGGGATGCCAATGGTCCCTACCTGCCGCGCATCTACCGGATCGATCCGAAGCGGTTCATCATGGACCCGGCAGCGATGCACTGGGAGGAAGCACGGTTCCGTGGGCATGTCTACGTTGCCGACAAGGAAGACCTGCTCCGCCGTGCCGAACAGGACGAGACTTGGAACCGCGAGGTGATCGAGGGTCTTGCCACCAACAACGGCGTGGACGAACTCCGGGACCACCGCGACATTCCAGAGCGGTTTGAAATGGCGATCTACGAGATTTGGGTTCCGGAACTGGACGAGATGGCGGCGGAACTGATCGACGAACTGGCGGACGAGAGCCTGTACAACGGCACGATCTACACGATTGCCAAGTATCAGGGCAGTTCCGACAACTGCCAGTGCGAGTTCATCCGCAAGCCGCTGCCCTACTACGGCCCTGCGACTGGCCCGTACACCATGTTCGGAGCGTTCACCGTCCCCAACGACCCCTATCCGCTGTCGCCCATCGTGGCCTGCCGCAACCAGATCCAGTACGCCAACGATCTGGCGATCAGCCAGCAGGAGAACCAGCGGCGGTACAAGCGGATCCTCGTTGGCGATGCCAAGAACCCCAAGTTCTTGCAGGATGTGGTCAACGCTCCGGACCTCTATGTCTTTGCGGAAGCAGGACTTGACGCTCGTAGCCTCCAGCCTGTCGAGGTTGGTGGCTCCACGAACCAGCACATCCAGAGCGTGGAAGTCGCTAAAGAGCGTCTTGACAGGGCTTTGGGTATGTCTGACGCGATGCGCGGCAATGTCGCAGGTTCTGCTTCGGCTACCGAAGTTGCGGTGGCTGAATCTGCTAGCACCATGCGTATTGCCCACCTGAAGCGGGCGTTTCAGGATTCGATGGACCTCATGCTGCGGAACGTGGGCTGGTACATGTTCCACGACAACCGCATCAACATCCCGGTGGGCAGCGATGACACGCAGGCGATGGGCATGATCGACCCGGTGTTCGTGGGTGGGATCAAGGTTGGCTCGTGGGAAGACCTTGAAATCGATGTCGATGCCTACAGCATGGAGCGGACGAGCGAGATGTTGGCCCAGAAGCGGGCTGTCGAGACGTTCCAAGCGGTGACGCAGGCCGCGCAGGCGATGCCCGCGATGCCGTGGGTCAAGTGGCGTGACCTGCTCGGGTTCCTTGGCGATGCCCAGAACGTCCCGCAGATGCAGGATTTCATCGACGAGTCTGCCTTGCAGCAGATGCGACAGGCGCAGGCGGCTCCCCAGCAAGGGGGGGGTGTTCCGTCTGGAGGCCCAGCACCGTCTCCTACGGGTGAAGCACCTGCCGTCCCGCCGGAAGCGCAGGCTGCGATTAGTGCCGCACGAGGAAGAATGTAAATGCCAGCGTATGAGTTTCAGACTGAATCAGGGACGATCATCGAAGTCGCGTTCGCGATGAAGGATGCCCCTGCGATTGGCACTACTTACAACCATCCGGTGTTCGGTGATGTGGTCCGCGTCCCCAGTGGTACGCAGGTCAGCCCGAACTTCACCACCAGTACTTATCCCTATGTCAGCCAGACGCTTCCGCGCAACATGCCCGGTGTGCCAGCAGACAGCAAGGGAAGACCGATCATTATGAGCCGTAGGCACGAACGCAACGTAGCGTCCGAACACGGCTACATCAGAGCAGAGGACTGACATGGACAGCAACGCTGAACCCATCGAGCAGACCGACACTCCGACCAGCGGGTCGGAGGAGCAGGTTGTGCAGGACACCGCGCCCGTCAACGAGTCCACCAAGGACCAACCGATTGACGATGATGACGAGGTTCTGGCAAGGCTGCTCGACGAGTTGGAGTCCACCGATGAACCTGCCACGGAAGATTCGTCTTCCGCCGCAACGCCATCGGAAGCACCGACTACCGCCTTTGACCGTGAAGCGGTCGCCAAGATCCTGAAGAGGGACGGCGTACCCGATGAAGTCATTTCCTCGGCCAGCCCTGAAACGCTCACCAAGTGGGCGGAGTCTGCGGCGAAGCGACAGAAGGACGTTGACTCGTACGGCGGTCGAATGAAGGAAATGGAGGCGAAACTGGCAAGCGGAAAGCCAGCCGAACCAGTGGCAGCGCAGGACAACACTCCTGCCGCTCCTGTCGCGGTGAACGATCCGTTCGCGCAGATGGCGCAGATGTACGGCGAAGACCTCGTCTCGCCCGTGCGCCAAGCCTTTATGACCCAGCAGCAGCAGATGCAGGAACAAATGCTGCTTGCGCAGGCCCGTGCTTCCGATGTCGCACTCCGTTTCCAGTACGGCGCAAAGTCGCCGTCCTACGACACGGTCCTTGCGAAGATGTCGGAACTCGGTTCTGCAATGCCGGGTGGGTTTGCAAGCGTCGATGCACTCGCCGCTGCTGCCTACGAGGCACTCGTTGGATCGAAGCCATCCGCACCCGCGAACATCAGGTCTAGCCAGCCGACCCCACCAAAGGGTTCGACTCCTCCGGTGAAGCCTGTGCCTCGTGATTCGGATGACGAGATCCTTGATCAGATCCTTTCGGGCAAAGGCAGCAGCCTGCGCCCAGCAACCCGTAGATAAGGAGGGCAATCATGCCTTCGATTACCCAGTTCAATGACTTCATGCAGACCACTGGTCCTGCATACCTGAAGTCCGCCGATGCAGTCATCAACGAAGCCGTCAAGAACAACTACGTCCTTTCCCGTCTCCTCAAGGAGAAGGCCAGCGAGACGCTGATTCAGGCTGGTAGCAGCATCAAGGACACCATCGTGTTCGACGATGCCTCGACCTACCAGAAGTATCAGCCGAACGACACCTTCACTTGGAGCAATCCGCAGGTCACCGACACGCTGTCCGCCTCGTGGCGTTTCAGCATGGACTACATGACTTGGACCGATCAGGAAATCGAACTCAACGAGGGCGATGCCAAGGTCATGTACAAGCGTCTGAAGCGCATCAAGGAGATGCGCATGTGGACTTCCATGCTCAACGGCATGGAAAATGACCTGTGGGCTACCCCTTACAACAACGCTGCCAACATGGAAACGGGCGGCAAGGAGCCGTACTCGCTCCCGGCATTCATCACGGAGAACGTCAACAGCGTTCTAACCTTTGGTGAGCGCGGTGGTCGCCCGGGCAACTGGGGTGCGAACGTCCTTGGCATTGACCCGACCGTCGATGCTCGTTGGTCGAACCAGATTTCGTTCTATGACCGCAATCTGACGGCTGGTGCGAATGCCGCTTCTGTCCTCAAGGCCGCTTCGTCGTATACGGGTCAGAATGCAAACGCATCGACCACTCGTACGGTGTTTGGTCTGTTCGGCGCATTTGATGACATGTACCTCAAGGTGCAGTTCAAGGCTCCGCTGACGCAGAAGCAGTACTTTGATGACACCAACTTCCAGCGTCAGATGATCCTGTGCAGCCGTGAAGGTCTGAACCAGTACAAGCGCGCCCTTCGTGCTGCTAACCAGTTGCTGGTTAGCGCGGAAGACTCGGCGTACATGACTCCGACCTTCAGCGGTATCCCGCTTGAATACTGCGCCAACCTTGATGACGCTGCCATCTTCCCGTCTGCTGCTAGCGCAGTGTCTGATACGGCACTCGCTGACCGCAACGGTCAGACCGTGACCGGAACCAGCACGGAAAATGGTTCGCTCACCATCGACAAGGGTGCGCGTTACTGGTTCGTCAACGGCCAGTACCTCACGCCCATCTTCCATAGCACCCGCTACATGAAGAAGCACGATGTCATGCGCCATCCGAATCAGCCGTTCACTTGGGTTCAGCCCGTGGACTGCTGGTGGAACCTGTTCTGCAACAGCCGCCAGCGTCACGGCATCATTGCCCCACTTCGCTCGGCCTGATTCTCACAATTTACGAAAGGACACAACATGTCAGTTCTTCTTGAAGCATCTAATCACGGAACGCTCGGCATTCAGCCGAATCCTCTCATTCTGTCGTGCCGTAACAAGGATTCGTCTGCTATTGCGCAGTACGCACTCGTTCGTCTTGATTTTGCACAGACGAGCGAGGAACCCGGTACTGGTTCTTCGGCACTCGGTTCTGCATCCAACTCCAAGTGGGCAAACGTCACTCTCGCTCCTACTACTACCGCCGCTTCTAGCGGAGGTCTGTACGGGGTCGCGCAGGAAGCGATTGCTGCTGGTGCAACTGGAAAGGTGATGTTTGCCGGAATCACGCAGGCCACCAGTGCCTCTCTCACCTATGCGGTTGGTGAAGCAGTTGGTCTGACTGGCAGTGCGATTACCGCTGGAAACGTCAGCAATGCAACGGTTACCACGAAGATTGGCATCTTCGTTGGTACTGCTGGAGCATCCACTGCTCCTCGCATCCTGCTGAACGGCGTAATTGCATTCGGAACCTGATTCGATGCACTAACTCACCACTGGGCGGGGAAACCCGCCCAGTGGATTTCAATGCTTACCTACGGCGATCTGAAGAACCACATTCTCCTTGCTCTCGGTGGCCGTCCCTCCACGGCTTCCGGGCAGACTGTCGCTGAACGGCAGGCGGAGATCGTGAACATTGCTGGCGAACACCTGTTCACGCACCCGTGGAAGTTCCGGGAGGCGACCGCCAACATCAGCACGGTTGCAGCGCAGCAGTATCTGGCTCTTCCGGCTGACTTCGCGGAACTGACCTCTGTCTGGAAGTCCAACCAGCCGATCTGGATCAGCACTCCGGACGAGGTGGAGACTGCCCGCATTACCTCATTCCCCGATCTGACCTACCGCGTGTACGTCAAGACGGTGGTTCCCAGTGGTGACACGGCTGGAAGTTCGGTCGCGCAGTCGTATCAACTCCAGATTTACCCCACGCCGACTGGCGTTGATACGCTGAAGATCCTGTATCGGACGGGATGGTCATCGGTTACGAGCAGCACCTCGACCACGACGATCATCCCTGTACCAAAGCATGTGGAATCGACCATGATCGCCTACACGCGGGCGGTGGCGGAGGCGTACGAGGACGATGGTCTTCCGCAGCGTCTTGCAGAAATCGAGGCTGGCCCGATCTTCGGAGCAGCCAAGCAGAAGGACGGAATGGTCCAGAGCCATTTCGGCCAGTTGCAGCCAAACCGCTGGCGCAGCCCGTCCAACTGGGGACCGGGCTTTGTCATCCTGAACCCCGTACAGAACCCGTCTTGAGGAATCGACCATGAGCCTGATCGGACTTTCGCCCACCATCACTGCCACGCGCACCATCGTTGCTCCGATGGAACTTGCGTCCTCGACCAATTTCACCGCAAACACGAGCGTCAATAAGCGCGTGGCAACTTCGACGAGGCCCGCAAACGCATCTGGTCAGGGTACTTTCATTGTCAGCCCGTCCCTGAACTACCTGAAAGTCCAGACGCTTGGTTCGGTGTCTGGTGGAGCAGTGACCGCCTACATCATTGGTTGGTCGTTTTCAACCAGTGTGTCCCAGTGGATCCCGACTCTTCTCACCAAACTGACGGTGACGAATGCCGCAAGCGGAACGTATTCGTCTTCGCTCTATCCGGGCCTGACTTATGTCAAGACGCTTGGTGACGCGAAGATTTACAACGGTGAAGAAGCATCTTGCCCGGGCGGGTTTGTTGTTGTCGATGTGACTGGGTGTGAACTGGTTGAGATCCAGTTGTCCGCGTCCTCCGGTACTTGCAACGCAGCAATCGGGAACATCTGATGCAGGCACGAAACCGCACATGGTTGCTCGGCAGTAATCCTGTTGAGCGTTGTCGGCAGCGCACCATGAACGTCGAAGGTGGAGACGGCTCCACGCTGTCGCTCGACTTCACTACGGGTGTCCTTGACCCGCGCCTGTTGTTCACACGCACTACCAACGCCACCTTCATCAACTCGCAGGGCTACGTTGAGTGGGCTGCTGCAAATGCGCTGTCAAACTCTGTATTTGCTGGAGCAAGCGGTGCAACCCAGCCGACCGGATGGCTTGTCCAGTTTATAGGAGGAACTGGAAGTTTCACTCTCAATGGAACTGAACTGACCATTTCCAACAACGGAAGCGCAACGCGCTCGCGCCTTTATCAAACTGGTCCAACTGGTAATGGCCTTCCTGTTACTGTGCAACTCAAAGTTGTTGCGAACAACACAAGCGGGATGAGTCTTGTTGAGTTGCTTGCGTTCTCAATCAATGGATATGTATCGGGTTCACAAGCAGTTTACAAAGTAAACGGAACCACTCAAACATCCGGTTTTACCGGATGGGTTGCAGGAGACACGGTTACTTTGACTTGCATTCCAGCAACTGGATTAGCAGCAACGTGTGTGTTTGGACTCGGTGTTTCAGCAACAGTATCAACTTCCGCTTCTGTAACCATCAAAGATGTTCAGATCGAACCGGGATCTGTTGCGCGTTCATACATTGCGACAACTACTAGCGGTGCATACCAAGCACCTCGCTTCGACTACGACCCCACCACGCTGGTTGCTAGCGGACTGCTGATTGAGGGAAGCGCGAGCAACTATGTTCTTCGAAGCGAACTTAATCCGTTCGCATCTCCGACATGGCAAACTGCCGGAACCACACTTCCAACAATTACTACTGGATATACCGGGAACGGTTTTGCTCCAGACAATACTTCTAATCCAACGAGAGTTCAATTTGCCGTAAATGGTGGAAGCGCAAGTCGAATATTTCAGCCGACTTCGTATGCAACAAATCCAACTACGGCTAATCCATATACAGTTTCGGTATGGATGAAGAGCAACACTGCTGGAACCAACTACACGATTAACATTCTCGGAACTGCTGGAAGTAGTGCTGTCACTGTTACTCCGACATGGCAACGATTTACGCTGGTAAACACATCTGGAACTAGTCTTGTTGGATACGTTTATATTTCCAACGAGTCCGGTTCTGTTGCTGCTGATGTACTAATTTGGGGCGCACAACTTGAAGCAGGAAACGGCGCATCCTCGTACATTCCGACCGGGGTAAGCACGGGGAACAGGGCGTATGACCATTGCTACGCAACTGGCACGAACTTCACTTCGTGGTTTAGTACCGGGGCAGGGACTTTGGTTGCTGTGTCGGACAACACGAAAAACAATACGCAGAATTTGAATGCGACTATTAGCGACGATAGTACGAGTAACTATCTCCGCATGGGGTTCAAGGTTGGCGGAGCATCAAACGAATATCTGTTGACCACCGTTGGCGGACCATCTTCATTTCAGGGAGCAGCAGACAGCGGATACGCACCTGCGCTCAACACGGTCTACAAGATGGCGTATGCGTGGGATACCAACAATTTTGCAATCGTTGCCAACGGCGGCGCGGCTGGTACCGACACATCTGGAACGCTTGCTGGCGCAGGAGTGCTTACGAGAATGGTCATTGGTGGAGATTTCGTTGCAGTTCCCAATGACATCTATTTCAAGAACGGCCATATCCGCTCGTTGAAGTATTGGCCGACTCGTCTTTCGAACGCACAACTTCAGGACCTTACCAATCCCGGCGATACCTCAACGCTCACGCTCAATTTCACAAACGGAACGCTCGATCCTCGCGTCTCGCATAGCCGTGCTGGCGGTGGAACGTATGTCGGTCCGGATGGTTTCATCTACGGCATTGATTCTGCAACGAGTGCGTCTCTTGCCATCGGTACTGGATTGAAATCTGTCACGCTGACCGCAACTGCTGGCACGAATCGTCGGTTCGAGGTGGGCCAAACTGTCTACTTCAGCAACGGTGCGAACAACATGAGCGGAGCGGTGACGGCGTACAGCCCATCCACGCAAGTCATCACCATCAATGCGGCTTCGACAAGCGGCAGCGGCTCGTTCACATCGTGGGTTGTCGGCAATGCCTCTCCGCGTTTCGATTACAACCCAGCGACACTTTCTCCGCGTGGGCTGCTGATCGAGGGAGCGAAAGACAATATCTGCAATGAAAGCGAAAACTTCGGGACATGGGCGAAATTGCAAGCAGCGGATGTTGTCACCGCAAACGCTGGCTTGTCTCCAGATGGACAGCAGAACGCATACAAGGTTTCTCCAAGTTCAGTAACTGGATCGCATGGAATTTACAGAGGGATAACTGTCGCCAACAATACGACTTACACGGAAAGCGTGTATGCAAAGGCGGGAGAATTGAATTGGCTGTTTATGACAGAATCAAATACGTTGACAGCATCGGCGTGGTTCGATCTTGCAACCGGAACTGTTGGGACCATATCAGGAACTGGTAGCCCTGCTGCCTATATGCAGAATGCTGGAAATGGTTGGTGGCGTTGTGTGTTGATGTTCACAACTACTGGTTCTCAAACAACTGCAAATATTCAGGTTCGTCCGACTACTGGAAATAATGTTTACCTAAATTACGTCGGCAACGGGGTTGACGGCATTTACGCATGGGGAGCGCAAGCAGAAGCAGATACCTTGAGTTCGTACATTCCGACTGATGCAAGTCAGCGAAGCAGGGTTGCCGATTCCTGCTCGATGACTGGAACCAATTTCTCGTCGTGGTTCAACTCGTCTGAAGGCACGTTCACCATCTTCTTTGAGACCATATACGCCGGAGACACGCTCCTATCCTCATTTCCGCTTGCGTTTGACAACAGCGCATCAAAGCGGATTGTGTATTTGCAAAGTGGACTTCAAACGGTTGCTAGTTTCGATGGAACGACCGCCATCATTCCCACTGGCGACGCAACTGGAATAGTCGCACACGTTGCTAGTGCATATAGCGCAACGGATCGAGCGGTTGTTCTGAATGGCGGAACGGTTGCTACTGGCACTATTGCTGCCGGATATGCGACCGCGACATCACTTGATATTGGAGCGCAAGTTCCTTTTATAACCATCAAGCAAATCAAGTACTACCCCACGCGACTTACGAACGCACAACTGCAAGGACTTACCAAGTGAGCGATTTCATGCTTCGATCTGCGACAGAGTCCGATCTGGACGATGCTCTCATTGCCGCCGGGGTAGCACAGGAAGTGACTGACGGCGATGGTGAAGTCCTAGTCCTGCCTGTGGAGGGAATCACGCTCGACCGCATCGGGCCGATCCCCGCCAAGGTTGACGAAGAGAACGTCATCATCACTCCCGGAGACAGCCGCTACCACGCGAATCTGCGGGCAACCATTGAACTTACAGAAGCGCAGATTGAATTGCTTCCAACCTTTGATCCCAATCCAACCATCCCCTACCGCGTCTTTCTGTGAGGAAACGTGATGACAATCGAAAACACGAATATCAAGGTCAGCCTGTCTACCGCTAACTGGATCGCCATTGTGGCGATTGCACTGACCTTGCTTGGGATGCTGATCCCGGCTTACATCAACCACGACCGCCTGCTGATGCAGGTCGTGACCAATCAGGACAGCATCAGCAAGCGTCTCGACAAGATTGAGGCGCAACTTGAAAGGAAAGACCGATGAGCGATCTGCTGAAGAATTCGTCTTGGAAGACCACTGGTGCTGGCGTTGCCGCCATTCTGGTGGCCGTTGGCGCATGCCTGACCGCCCTGACCGACAACAACCCCGTGACCGTCCCTGACTGGGGTTCGCTTGCTGCCGCCGTGCTGGCTGGCGTGGGCCTGATCTTCGCCAAGGACAACAAGAAGGCGGACTGATGTATGACTTTGTCAGAGCAGTCATCATGTCCCTGTTGCAGTGGCTGCAAGGGGTCGCTACGGGACGAGGTCAAGGTACAGATGCTCCTGCTGATCGCGGTCTTCTTGGCCGTGCTGGCTCTCGCATTCACGACTGGCTGCACAAGGACGGTGCTGGTAAGCGAGTCCAGCCCGATCAGGACCGGACCTGATGTGCATGGGAAGGTGTATGTGAAACAGGACGATGGGTGGAAACTGGGTGACAACGAGGTTCGGATTCCCGAAGGCTGGTACTGCGTACCACCTTCGTTCGTAGAGGAGCAGCGGTAATGGCTATCAAGTTGCAGATTCGTCGCGACATCAAAACGAATTGGGATGCCAATAGTGGTGTCATTCTTCTGTCTGGCGAAATCGGCTACGAAACCGATACCCGCAACATGAAGATCGGTGATGGAACCACTGTCTGGAGTTCCCTCAAGTATCAGGCTCCGTACTACACCGCAGCAAACAGCGGTGCGCCGAATACGCTGCTTGCTCTTGATGTCGGCAACAGCCGGGTTGGCATTGGAAACTCATCTCCGGCATCTACTCTTGATGTCACCGGACAAGTTCGGGTACGCGGTGGATCTTCGTATTCAGAACCATCAGAAAATTCTAGTGTCATCAACTATGACACTACTGGTGGAATTCTGACAGTTGATGCCCGTAGCGGAGGCGGAACTACCAACATCGTATTCCGCGCTTCCACTTCTGGAACTGGTGGAGAAAGAGTTCGCATTCGTCCAAGCGGAAATGTTCTTGAGGTTAACGGTAGGGTTACATCAAACCGAACTACCGCTGGAACATTTGATGTCAGCGGAGATGGTGTATATACCTTCGGAACAGACACCAAGCAATACATTTATGGAAAGCCGGGTAATGATGGCAGTGTAGCCATCTATACAACCACCGCTGGTGGCACAACTAATGACCGATTGAATGTCACCTCGACTGTTGTTCAAGTCAAAACTCCACTCACTACCACTTCGACCGCAACTATTGGCGACGCATTGACTGTCACTACTGGTGGATTGACTGTCACGGCTGGCGGAGCAACAGTCACTGCTGGTGGCCTTACTGTGACGGCAGGATCGGTTTCGCTTCCATCGAACAGTGTGTCTCTTGGAACAGTTGCTCAAATCGCCGCTGGTAATTTCCTAGGAAATTCTTCGGGATCAACAGCGAATGTGGCTGCGGTAACACAGGATCAAGCACGAACGATGCTTGGTCTCGGAACCAACGCATATCTAGCGGGTGTAGTAATCAACTCATCTTCTACTTGGGTTGATCTTGCTGTTGCTGGAACTGGAACCATAAACAAGAACTTTTCTGTATCAAGTTTGACTATTGGGCAACCGACACTTGTTGCCTTGCAGTTTTCAAGAAGTGCTAATAGCGCGATTCTTGCTGCAAATTTGGTTCTTGCATCAACTGATATTGTGACCATCATTTCCGCAAGCGATAATGGAACTACTGGAACCATTTGGGGAACAACCGCTAGTTCAAATCAATGTGCTTGGTATCGACGCGGTGTGGCAACTGCTGGTGAAAAAGATTATCCCGGCCCAATCACTCTCATTGGGACACAGACGTTTAAGGTTTTTGGGTGGCAGCAAGTCAGCGGAACTGCACCTGATGGCCCTCGCGCCTATGTCTATATGGTGAGACAGCAGTAATGCCCTACGTCCCAGTCTCTCTTCCCTACGGCGGAATCAACATCGACAGCGGGTATTCCACGCTGCCTGCTGGTTTCACTTCGGACTGCATCAACATTCTGCCGTTCGATCCGTACAAGGGAAAGTTGCGGCTGGGTCAGCGGCGGGCATTGTGCGGTGCGCTGGAGTTCAATGATGCAAGTCCGGAAGTCATCCGCGAAGTGCAGGCCATCTTTCGTGCCGATGCGTATGTGAGTGGAACGCTTGTCCAGCGGTGCTTCATCATTGCTGGCGGTGAAGTCTTCAAGTTTGATCCGACCGACTCTTCACCAGTGAAACTTTCGCGTGGCGCACTTGCAGGAATGAAGACAAGTGGTCACATCGGCCATGCCGTGTTCGGACAGTATGCGTACTTTGCTGATGGAACCTATTACCGCAAGGTTGACATTACCGCTGCAACGCCAACAGTAGTTGATTGGACGCATGCAAGTGGTCCATATCAAAATGTGCGTGTTTCGAATGGTTCAGGTGGATACAACTACTCTCCATTGCTTGTTCGCTTTGGCGGTCGATTGGCAATGGGTGGAATTGTCGGTGCGCCAAATGTGTGGTTTCTTTCCAAATTGAATGATGCAGATCATTGGCATCCAACTGCCGCATCAAATACAAACGAAGCAGTTGCAGGAACAAACTCCACACGATTTGCAGTTCCGGGCGAGCCGATCACCGCACTTGTTCCGGTAGGTGAAAGCGGACTGTTGATGGCTGGCAGTCATACGATGACGTATCTGACTGCTGATCCAATCGTGACTGATGCGAGATTCATTGAATTGTCTCGCAGTGTTGGCATCGTCAGTGCGCGGGCATGGTGTGCCAGTGATGCACAGACCATTTACCTTATGGCGCAGGATGGTCTGTATCGAATTCAGCCGAACGATTTCCAGATCACCAAGAGCAATCGAATCACTACTGCTCGACTGGACACCTACTTTCAGCAGCAGAAATTTGACCAGTTGAACTGCGTCCTTGGTTATGACGCTGAATCGCAGAACGTGTACTGCATGATGTCGCGCACGGACCTACCGGGCAGCAGCATCCATCTTGTATATAGTCAGGCAACCAATTCGTTCTGGCCGATCAAGACTGCGTGGCCCCCATTCCAAGCACCGACTTGCTGCGGCGACTTCCCGTTTGGCGATGCCCGCGCACCCATTCTTGCATTTGGAAGCGACAAGGGGTTTCTTGGTTGGTTCGACCGTGACTTGACATCTGGCATTGATGGTCAGGGTGCTGTCGGATTCAAGGGCGCAAGTGTCTTTGTTCCCACCGTAGCGGAAGCAGCCGCTCAACGAGTTGTGAGCAAGTTGCTGTTTGGCCCAGTGCTGTCGCAAGAAGTCGCACAGGTCATGGTCAAGGATGTTCGCATCGAGTTGACGATGGATCAGCCATCGGAACTTGCGGAATATCAACCCGTTGTTTCCGGTCCATTCCTGTACGCACTTGCAGGACAGACGGCAGAAGAAGCGGTTGGCGAGAACATCATTTCGGTGTCAGTTCAGTTTGATCCTGACTATCCGATGCTGACGCTCGATTGTGGATCGGCATCATTTACGGCGACAAGCACTCAAAACTGCGGTAACGCTGCAAACAATTCCCCTGCTGGCGCATATGGCATCGACTTGTTTGGTGCGGTGCAACTCGCACCTGCAACATATACCACGGCAGATGCGCTGATCACTGATCCGACTGCCAGAACATATGACTATCAGTCGTTGGAAGTTTACAACACGGCGAGTGGTGGAAGTACAGACTGGGTAATCCGTGACACCAGTGGCACATTCAAGACTCTGATGACTCGCGACGAGACGCTTCCAAATACGTCTGCCGATACTCCCGGCGGAACCTATCTGTATACCCCTCCGTCATTCTCTGCTCCGCTCACACTGCCTTCGGAATTTGCAGCACCACGAGCAACAGTCAGCAGCGCGACTTACGAAAACACGAACTCTACCTTGCTCGGCACGTTGACGTACGGTCGAAACGACTCCCAGCGGTGCAGGATCAACGATCAGGCGGTGTACATGCGTATCGAAAGTCTCGGTGTTCCGTGGGCGATTGAGCGCATGTCCGTGCTGGTGGAAGCAACGAAGTTCAACAGGAACGTGAAAGGAACTTACTAATGGGCCTTTTCGATGGTTTGTTTGGTGGTGGTGGCGGCAAACTCAAGAAGCCACTCGCACGGATGGAGGCTGACTATGCCAAGTTGCGTGGTGAGCAAGAGACTGCGTTCACGAAGTTCGCGAACCAGTTCACGATGGAACGCGCCAACAACGCTGACGTTTATTCCAAGTCGTACAACGAGGCCATCGGCAAGTATGGCGATCTGATGGCCCAGAGCCGTCAGGCGTTTCAGACTGCTGGGGCCAAGGCGTATGAGACGCTTGCGTCCGGTCGCGATGCCACGCTTGAGTTGCTCAAGCAGGAAACCGATAAGGCTGTCGGTCGCCAGACGCTGTCCGGCATGCTGACTGGCCTGTCGAACACCACGTTCGGCCAGAACGCCATCAACGCCGTCTCCACGCAGGGTGCGCTTCAGGCCGCTGCCGTCAAGGAGCAGTACGCCCAGACGCTTGCCAACGCCCAGATGGCGCAGGCAACCGCACTTGCTGGCATGGAGCAACAGACTGCCCAGAGCCTGTTCGGTGCTGGCCTGAATGCTGCTACGGCGCAGGCCAATATGTACAACCAGTACACGATGGGCAACCTTCAGGCGCAGCAGGCTGGAATCAACGTCAGCCGTGCGCTTGGCGAAGCCCCGATCAGTACGCGCTTCTCTGCCAAGGCTGGTCAGGCTGCGCAGCAGCAGCAATCGCAGAGCGCAATCGGTGGCGCACTGATTGGTGCTGCTGGTGGAGTTCTTGGAGGAATCATGGCTGGTCCCGTTGGTGCAGGAATAGGCGCAAGTCTCGGTGGCGCAGTCGCAAAGTAAGGAACAATTATGAGCATCTTTGGAAATGCATCGATGATGGCTGCGCAGGCAAACATGCCTGTGCTTGCCAATGCCGCTATGGGAACCAAGCCGCAGTTGAAGCCGACCGGATGGGATGGCTTTCTGTCTGGTGCGCTTCGGGCGGCAGGTAACTTTGGCGTTGGATTTGCTTCTGGTGTTGCGGCCTATGACCCACGGAATCCGGCATCTTCTATTGCTGGAGGATTCCTTGGCGCAAGTCGCGACCTTCAGACTGCCCTTGCCATTCCGCGCATGGAGCAGGAAGCCGCGTTGAAGCGTCAGCAGAAGGCGATGGACACGGAAGCAGAACAGGCGACCAAGGAGAAGTTGGCGACCTCGGCGGCGAATCGTGCATCCATCATGCCTGATATCACCGGGATTTCGGAAGGCATTGCCAAGCCGAAGCCTGCCCCGGCAGAACCCTTTGAATTCAAGATTGGCGGATTCCCCTCTGCCATGTCTTCCCAGCCCACGGCGGCAGAGCGCATAATGCTGCTCGGAAAGACCCGATGAGCCAACTTCCGATTACCAATGAGCCTACCGACTTCAGCCAGCAGAAGCCCCTGACGCTTCAGCCCAACGAAGGATTCATGCAGCAGCCGCAGCCCGAACAGGCTCCGGATCCGCTGCGTGATGACGAGGAACTTCGCAGGTCTGCGATGGACCACCGTGGTTCGCGCCAGATCGCCCCGTACGGAACGTACGAGGCTGTCGGTCAGGCACTTGAGAACGGTTACTACACCGGGCTTGAGGCTCTGGACTTCGGCACGTTGCCGGACGGTACGCCTGCTGCGCTGTTCACCGATAAGAGTGGACAGCGGCAGGCAATTCGCATGACGAACGAGCAGTGGTTTGCTGCCTTGCAGCAGCGGGCCAAGGGCCGTATCGACATGGCGCAGGGTATGCGCAAGCAGCAGGATGCCGAACGCCTGAAGGCTCCGGTCGCCGCGCTTGGTCGTGAACTGGATGCGGAAGTTCCGGGCATCAGCCAGTACTTGCAGGTCGAACTGGAGAAGAACCCGACCGCTGCATATGCCCTTGCTGCCGACATGTACGGCAAGGTGAAGGCAAAGGACGAGGCGATCCGCATGGACATGCAGCAGCGTGTCAACGGTTCGCTTCTGGAAACTGCGCGGGCGCAGGCGCAGAACTTTGTCAACTACAAGACGGATGAGTACACGGCCCGGATGGAAGGGATCATCCAGAACGACAACCTGCCGCCGCTCATGCGGGCGCAGATGGAACAGAACGCTCGTCTCCAGATGCTGACGTTCCAGACGTTCGGGACGCTTGCTCCCCCGGCTGGCGATGTGATCCCGTCAGTCGCGTTCCCGTCCTACTACACCAACAGTTACAACACTACCGCGATGACCACGATGGCGGACTATGTCATCAATGACATCGGCAAGGAAGCGTTGATGGCGATGCCGGAACCGCTGCGCCTGCCGATGCTTGTGC